GACTGCGCTGCCATAAGCAACGCCTTTTCTTCTTTCACTACGAATGGTCTAAATGATACTCGTTTTCCGTTAGATGGTATTTCCAATGCAAATTGCGGAGTAGCCAGTTTAGGTAATGCCATATATTCACCTCAAGTTTTATGTTACGGTAGATTTCCGTATACAGGATTATCTTTTATAATTTGAGCCATATCTTTTCTTTGCTTTTCTTGTTGTTGAGCAGCAGTAGCAGTAGCACCCCATCTCTTATTAAGTTCGATAGAGTAGCGATAGCGAATTTCCACTTGGAGTTTTGCGTATCCTTCGTCACCCCACGACATAGCAATATCATTTACTGTCACAGGATATGCTTCGTTCAATAGAATTTCGGTCTGTAGTTCAAATTCATTAGAACTATTAGGACCATTTGTGTAGGAATATTGTAAGATTTTTATAGTTCCAATTCCGTCGTGATAATATCGCGTATCGAAAGGAGCAAACACAGCTTGCTGATTGATATTGTTGCGAGAGTTTCCCATGAAAAAATCTTGCCAGCGCATAAAGACTTCACGCTCGCGCATATCTTTTGATAATATGATACTCATAGAAACTGGTTGCTGAGAAAAACGATACGGGATCGCGCGAGTAGGACCGTGATAGTTTTGATCTAGTGTAGTGAGTGTTCGGCCTGGCATATTCAATGATTCGATACGAAAACGCATACCATCAGTTAAACCAGAATTTCTAAGAACATTCGCAGCAACACCAGCTCCTGGATTATATGAACCTGGGCCACCAAGTATCCATCCTTCAAAATGTGAAGTGTGTGCGATACTACTCTTAGCAATATCCGCGTTAAATTCTGATACTTTAAATGCCATTGTTATATCCTGCCGCGACTATCGCGATAAATTTGATTTTTGTTAGCGCCTACAAATCTATCAATCGGTAGAAACAAAGCCATTTCCCATTCAGTAGGCTCGATGTAGAAGAAACGTGACTTGACATGCGAAATAAGATATCGCTTGATGCAAGGTTTAAAGAAACGATACTTGCTCGCTTGCTGTAGAATATTGTACGAAATCTTCAAGCGAGTCGTTTCGTCTAGTTCTTGGGTTGATGCAGTAGCGTACAGCGCATCCATGAGTCGTGCTCGTAGGGGAAGCGGCAGATAGTGTAAATTGATCCCAAGGAACGAACCACCACTAGCTGCAAATCCGCTAGTTCTAGATGATGCAATAGGAAATATCAACGGGAATCTGTCGTAGTATGGAAGTGTCTTTTTTCCTTTTGGGTCATACTGAAACAGATACATACGACCAAGCAAAGGTTTATCTGTCAGACGCTGAGCGTTGCTGCGTATCATACGAGTCGGACTGGCCGTAAGCGTCTTAGCTTGATTGCGAAACCAAGCACGAGCATCGCGTTTTGTAGAAGGCGTAATGCCTTGTGAAGCAGCTTTCGTTAACATTCTATCAAAAATGTATGCAACCATTAGATACCGAGTTCCTTTTCCGTGAGCACTACGAATTCCCATTTACGGTCTTCGCAGTAGTCTTTAGCTGCTTCCCACTTGCTTCTATTTATTCCAAAAGTCGCTACTTCTTGCAAATACTTCTTAGTTGGTTTAGAACCTTTGTTCTTGGGAGTAGGCGGGACAGCCTGCGAGCGAGGTTTAATCTCAATCATCTTGACGACCACGTTTCCGTCACGATCGCGCATGCGTATGAGGAAGTCTGGGAAATAGCGATGCCATCTCCCATCGAGCGGGGACTTATATGGGATAGCAAGTTCTTCCGACGCCCATTGGATAATGTTTGAGTTTTCGTCAAGATATTTCATAAAGCGAAGCTCCCACGACGAACGATAAACGATTTTCGTAGGATCACCTTTATATTTCTGCGGATGTTTGGGCTGAAAGCGCCCTTTGTAAGTAGCCATGATCTATATATTTGATATAAATAGATTACTGTGAAGGAGAAACTATAAATGAGTCCGGCAGAAGCATTAAGAATGGCTAGAATAGGAGCAGGTGTTGCCGTTGGTGCTGGCGCTCTTTTTGCTATTGGAAATTTTCTAGGAGGCCTTAGTTCTGGTCTTATAGGAGGTATTGCTAATCCTGATCAATATTCCGGAACAGCTGTTCAGTTTCCTGAAGAACTATTATCAAACGATCATTATATTGAATTCACCGCCAAACAAACTAAAGGTATGGCAGAAGACGAATTAAATTCTAGAGGGATTAATATAGGAGGCACAACATTAGGAGGAACTATCCGTTTACCTATGCCCGCCAACTTATCCACAGATTATAATCCACAGTATTCAGACCCAAACTTAGGTCCAGCTGCAGGAATGGCTCTTAAGCCATCAGACCAAGCTATCTATGGTAACAACACCATGGGTAATCAATCTATGGCAGGAAATTCATTACAAGGATTGATTCAAGCTGCTGGAGGTGGAGCAGTAGGAGCAGCTGCATATCTTGTAGTAAATGCAGCAGATAAAGCAGGTGGTGCTTTAGGCGCAGAAGGAGCTGCTGGAGCATTACTAAAAACTGCTGCTGGTGTTGCTATGAATCCTCATAAAATAGTTTTGTTTACAGGTGTCAATTTTCGTGAACATCAGTTTTCATGGAAATTATCTCCTAAGAATCGCAGAGAATCGAATGCTATCAAACAAATCGTCGATATGTTTACATATTATGCTCATCCAGAATATGTTGCTGGCGGTTTGTTCCTCAAGTATCCTGAATTCTTTGATATTAAATTCAGGCATCCAGAATATCTATTCAAGCTCCAGCCTTCAGTATGTAAAGACGTCAAAGTAAATTTCCATAGTCAAGGATATCCAGCATATATTCGTGATGCTAACGGAGGCGGTATTCCTGCTCCAGCAGAAGTCGAACTATCATTGACATTTATGGAAACCGAAATCGTTACAAAACAATCACTCAATGGTGTGCTGAAAAACGTCACTCCTGCAAGTGCACCAGCTATCGGACCTTCTATCGGCCCTATTCCTATGACAGAAAATGGTCCTCTATATACTCCAGGAGCATAAATGGCTTTTTTGTTTAGACCATATCCTACGATATCATATCGCGTCCCAGGAACAACCAGAAGTATTCCTGTAACAGATATCACTCGTAGATTTTCTCTTGCTAATTTCATACGCAACACTAATGTAACATTCGACGAATACTATGTTCAAGATGGAGAACGTCCGGACATTATTGCTCATGGTTATTACGATGATAGCACATTAGATTGGCTCGTATTGTTATCAAACGAAATACACGATCCATATTACGAATGGCCATTATCATACGAACAGTTTAATTCTATGATCTTACAAAAATACAGAGGTTATGGTACAACCAATAGTGATTTGGCTACACTTTCGTATGTTAATCAAACAGTACATCATTACGAACAGATAGTTCAAGAAAAACGAGTAATCACAGATCAGGGTCAGCAAAGAATATTAGAAGAAAGAACGTTGGTTATAGATTACACTACATATCTCACACTCATAGCTTCTAAGCGTCGAGCAGTTAGTATTTATGAACACGAAAGTAATTTAAACGAAGAGCGTCGTCTCATTTATCTACTCGACTTGCACTATACCCAACTTATCAAAGAACAGCATCCGTATATTTTTGAAGAAGGTGTATTCGTACGATGAGTAGTGATGTAGGCGGTGGCGTACTAAATGGTTGTTCGATAGCAGGTACAGATGTCCGTAATCTTGTATTTACAGTAGAGTATTACGAAAGCATCTATTCGTCTACTGCTTCAGCAAACATTACACTAAACGACGCCGCTGGTTTTTACCAGAGCGCGGGTCTTAAGGGCGGCGAAGATGTATCTTTTTCGTTTGGTGGACGCTCAGGTTCTACTATTCGCATGAATTTTAAAGTAGGAAAGCTCGGCGATCGTACTCGCGCGAAAGACAATTTAGATATGTACATGATCACTTGTGTGCCGCAAGAGTTCATCGAGCAGAACCAAAAAGAAATAGTTAAAGCCTATACAGAAAAGAAAGTTTCTGAGATGGCTAAAGATTTTCATGATGAATACGTTAAGGGTTCTAACACATTGAAAAAAAACCTCGTAACGAACGAAGAAACCGAAGGCAAGCAAAATTATTTCGGGACTGGTCGTAGCCCTGTAACTGCTATTCGTTGGGCTGGTAAAGAAGGTAAGTCGTCTGAAGCTAAAGCATCAAACTATGTGTACTATCAAGATCGCGACGGTTATCATTTCCGCACGATTGATAAAATGCTACAGGGATCGGTCGTAGAAACATTATCGTATTCTGCGCAAAACATAGGTTCTGCTGGTGGTGACCCATCTAAAAAAATTATAGCGTTTGATCAAAAAAACGACTTAGATAATATTGACTCAAGTTTCAACGGTGCAGACTCAGACCACTGGTATTATTATGATCCTACCACAGGTACAATTGCTGGTGGTTCAAAACGTAGCGGTGCAGGTGATACTACGCATACAGGTAAAAATACTATCACTAATCCACAACAAAGCGCTCGTGGCGAAAGATTTAATTTCGTTATTGCGCCAGGAGCTACAGAGAGTAAGACTCGCGATGCGCGCGATCCCAAGGTCGCAGAAACTAAAAGAACACTACAAGAGCATGGCGCTAACTCGTCGGCGGCAGTACAATTAGATAATCTGGTTATGAATCTTCGTGTTCCTGGTGATATCAAGTTTAAACCAGGTATCAAACTCAAGCTAAGTATACCAGCTAACCAAGAAGAAGGTTCACTAGATAAGCGTTCTGGTGATTATCTGTTGACTTCGGTTAGACATGTTCTTTATCGTGATGATAAAGATTTTAAATATGAATGTGTATTAGAATGTAAGAGCGATTCGCATAGCAAATCTGCTCCTAGTGGAACTGGAGGCATAGCATAATGGCTGAATTTGGCACAGTAATGGGTCAAGATGGACTCAAGTGGTGGATTGGGACTGTAGAAGATAGAGGTACTGGTCAGTTCTCAGGGCAAAAAGATGAACTAAAATTAGGTCGTATTAAGGTTCGCATTAAAGGTCATCATACTGAAGATAAGGGTGTACTTCCAACAAGCAAACTTCCTTGGTGTTACGTCATGACACCAACAACTTCTGCTTCTATCAG